TGAGAGGGTGGCCAAGGGGGAGCTTAAGAGACTCATCATCAACATGCCTCCCCGGCATACCAAGTCTGAGTTTGCCTCGTATCTCCTCCCCGCTTGGTTTCTGGGCAGATTCCCCGAGAAGAAGATCATCCAAACAGCTCACACCGCAGAACTTGCCGTCGGTTTTGGCCGGAAGGTGAGGAACTTGGTCTCCTCCGAGGCATTCTCCCGAGTGTTTGACACCAAACTGTCCTCTGACTCCAAAGCCGCAGGACGATGGAACACCCATGCCGGTGGTGACTACTTCGCTATTGGTGTTGGGGGGGCGGTTACCGGTAAGGGTGCGGACCTTTTGATCATTGACGACCCGCATTCTGAGCAGGAGGCCAAGCAAGGCAACCCTGCTGTGTATGACAACGTGTATGAATGGTACACATCTGGCCCTCGTCAGCGTTTACAGCCCGGTGGAGCCATCATTATTGTGATGACACGTTGGTCAAAGAGAGATTTGACTGGGCAGATTCTCAAAAACTCCGGAAAAGACGGCGTAGATAACTGGGAAGTGATTGAATTTCCCGCAATTTTGCCGTCAGGCAGCCCTTTATGGCCTGCATTTTGGAAAAAAGAAGAACTCGAGGCCATCAAAGCCGAGATTCCCGTCTCCAAATGGGAAGCGCAGTACCAACAAAACCCCACATCCGAGGAAGGCGCGATCATTAAGCGCGAGCATTGGCGGATTTGGGAGTCTGATACCGCCCCGCAGTGCGATTACATCATCCAAAGCTGGGATACAGCCTTTGAAAAATCAAACAGGGCAGATTATTCAGCCTGTACGACGTGGGGTGTGTTTGATTATCCCGACAGTAAAGGCAATCCAAGAACAAACATCATTTGTTTGGATGCGTTTAAAGCTCGAATGGAGTTTCCGGAGCTTAAACAAAAGGCTTTTGAGATGTACAAGGAATGGGAGCCTGACACCTTGATCGTGGAGAAGAAGGCCGCAGGCGCTCCCTTAATCTACGAGCTGCGCCAGACAGGAATCTTGCTTGAGGAGTACACACCGGGCAAAGGAAGCGATAAGATTGCGCGTGTAAACGCTATTTCAGACCTTTTTGCCTCTGGAGTTGTTTGGTGCCCGGACACAAGATGGGCAGATGAGTTGATGGAAGAGTTGGCCGCGTTCCCAAATGGGGAGCATGACGACCTTGTTGACTCAACAAGCCAAGCTTTGCTTCGTTTCAGAAGGGGTGGTTTCATCCAGATTGAGTCTGATGAACCCGAAGAGCAGCGTTATTTCCGGCGCAAAGCAGCCTTCTACTAAGGATTGATATGGCAACAAGCAGCATGGTTCCCGGCATTGGTGGCGCTCCTATTGGGATGGGCCTTGAAGACATCGTGCAAGACAACACCCCAGCAATTGAGATTGAAATCGAGAACCCAGACGGCGTAACAATTGGCGTCGATGGTGTGGAGATTGACCTCATGCCCGAGGAAGAAACCGCTGAAGACTTTGGTGCCAACCTCGCAGAGTTCATGGACGAGGGTGAGCTGGGCAAACTGGCCGACGATCTCTTGGGTGAGTTTGAGTCAGACATCGCCAGCCGCAAGGACTGGGTTGAGATGTACGTCAAAGGCCTCGAAGTATTGGGCATGAAGTACGAAGAGCGCACCGAACCTTGGACTGGCGCATGCGGTGTGTACTCCACCGTGCTGACTGAAGCTGCGATCCGGTTCCAGTCCGAGACCATCATCGAGACATTCCCTGCCGCAGGTCCAGTCAAGACCGAGATCATCGGCGCAATCGACAAACTGAAAGAAGAAGCTGCCGAGCGAGTTCGTGATGACATGAACTACAAACTGACGGAGGAAATGCCTGAGTACCGTCCTGAGCACGAGCGCATGCTGTACAACTTGGGTTTGGCTGGCGCAGCGTTCAAGAAGGTCTACTTCGACCCAAGCTTGGGCCGTCAGACAGCAGTTTTCATCCCCGCAGAAGACCTGATCATTCCCTACGGCGCTCCGAGCTGCCGCACCGCAGAACGTGTTACGCATGTGATGCGCAAGACCAAAAACGACATCAAGAAGCTGCAAGTCGCAGGTTTCTACCGCGATGTTGACTTGGGCGAGCCTGAGTCATTCTTCTCCGATATTGAGAAGCGCAAGGCCGAGGACCAAGGTTTCAGTCTTACGGAAGATAACCGCTACCAAGTGCTGGAGATGTGCGTTGACTACAACCTCCCCGGTTACGAGGATGAGGATGAGATTGCACTGCCCTATGTGATCACAATTGACCGCTCGACCACAAAGGTGCTGGCCATCCGCCGCAACTGGAATGAGGACGACGATCTCAAACTCAAGCGCCAGCATTTTGTCCAGTACACCTACGTGCCCGGTTTTGGTGTCTATGGCCTTGGCCTGATCCACATCATCGGTGGCTATGCCCGCGCAGGAACCTCAATCATCCGCCAGTTGGTTGACGCTGGTACGTTGTCCAACCTGCCCGGTGGCTTGAAGTCTCGTGGTCTGCGCATCAAGGGCGACGACACCCCAATCGCTCCCGGCGAGTTCCGTGACGTGGATGTGCCAAGTGGCTCAGTGCGCGACAACATCATGCCGCTGCCATACAAAGAACCGTCGCAGGTTCTGATGGCTCTGCTGACTCAGATCACTGACGAGGCCCGCAGACTTGGTTCCGTTGCCGACATGAAGGTCAGCGACATGAGCTCAAACGCTCCTGTTGGAACGACACTCGCCATCCTTGAGCGCCAGTTGAAGACCATGAGCGCAGTACAGGCTCGAGTGCATTACTCAATGAAAGAGGAGTTCAAGCTTCTCAAGGCCATCATCCGCGACAACACTCCGGGCGAGTACGAGTACACACCCGCCGGTGGCGACCGCATGGTCAAGCAAGAAGACTACGACATGGTGGACGTGATCCCCGTGTCTGATCCAAACAGCGCGACCATGGCCCAACGGATCATGCAGTACCAAGCAGCCATCCAGTTGGCTCAAGGTGCTCCGCAGATTTACGACTTGCCTCAATTGCACCGACAGATGCTGGAAGTCTTGGGCATCAAGAATGCCGACAAGCTCGTGCCGGTCGAAGACGACATAAAGCCCAAAGACCCCATCAGCGAGAACATGGGCTTCTTCAATGGCAAGCCCACCAAGGCGTTCATCTTCCAAGATCACGATGCTCACATTGCTGTGCATACCAGCCTGATGCAGGACCCAATGATGATGGCCAAGATGGGTCAGAACCCACAGGCCCAACAGACTATGGCTGCGATGCAGGCGCACATCAACGAGCACCTTGGCTTCGTATACCGCAAGAAGATCGAAGAGCAGATGGGTGTTCCATTGCCCGATCCAAACGAGAACCTGCCAGAAGATGTGGAAGTGCGTCTTTCTCGTCTTACCGCTCAGGCCGCCAGCCAACTCCTGCAAAAGGACATGGCTCAGCAACAAGCTCAGCAAGCGCAGCAGCAGATGCAAGACCCTCTGGTTCAGATGCAGCAGCAAGAACTGCAGATCAAGATGCAGGACGCTCAAATCAAGGCTCAGAAGGTCCAAGGCGAACTTGCCCTCAAAGGTCAAGAGCTACAACTCAAAGCCCAAGAGATGGCCAGCCGTCAAGGCGAAAACCCAGAGATTGCCGCAGCCAAGATGCAGCAAGAAATGATTATGGAACGCCAGATGCACGAGCAAGAAATGCTTCAGCGTCAACAAGAGTTTGATCAGAAGATGGCCCAAAAGCAGCAAGAGGCATCCATCAAGATGCAGACCAAGCTGATGGAACGTTTAAACAAGCCGACTGCGAAACCGTCGGGTAGCAAAGGAGAGTAATGGACAGTCAAACACTGGAGCTGCTCAACAGAAAACTTGAGGAGCGCGTTGTACCTCTTATCGAATTTATGGCGGACGGGGGATGCAAATCCTACGACCACTATAAAGAACTGTGCGGACATATCCGAGGTCTCCGGGCCGCACAGGCTGAATCCGGTGACCTCGTGCGAAAACTGAAAGAGTATGACAATGACGACTAACTTCGATGTTCAGGCGGTGGACCTGTCCGGCCTTCTCAACAAGCCCGTTGAGGACAAGGCCAAACAAGTCCCAGACCCAGTGACTTTCCATTTACTGTGCATGCTTCCCGAGGCACAAGAAGAGTACGAAGAG